CCATAGCGTTACTAAGAAATTCTCTATGGCTCAATACGTGCGTATCGCCAAAAGCTGCTTCAATACCCGTAATGAGTTTGGGGACATGCGTTGTCCACATTTCGGAACCAACATAACCGCCCGTGGTAGTGTTTGTGGCATTCATGCGTTTGGTGCCTAATGTGGTTTCCGGCATCAACACTACATGGTGTGCAGTAGTTTCCGTGTCGCCTGCGTGCAGGTGGTAATCAAGATCCATAACAATCCATTTGACATCCTCATAAGTGGTGCCATCAATCGTTACCGACTTGATAATGTAATCACCGGGGTAAATGTCGGTGAAAGTGCCATTTGCAATAGCCGTGGACATATCGCCGCTTTCAAAATAGGCGGTCAAATCTTTTCCACGGTAAAAACCGTTATGCATAGGTGCGCTATGAATCATATCTGGTACAGGTACATAGGCGCCGCCCGTCACCGCTTCTTTAATGTCCACGCCATCAATAATGACTTTCTTAGCGTTTACTTCTTTCCAACGCTTTGTGGTAGTACCTACCTTGCCTTCGCCGTCTGCTCTAGGCACAAAATTTCTAGTCGTATCGCTCATTTTGTCCTCCTTATTCCTTAAACATAATGTCGCCGTTATCGTCTAATTCAAAATTAACACTATAAAGCGGTTCTGCCGTTGGCATTATGCCGCCTTCATTGTCAATCTCGAAAAAATCGCCCTCAATGGTGTAAAGGCGTTTGATAACCCACGTTACTGTTCCATCTGTAACCGTATCGCCTAACACCTTACCTGTTAAATCAAGCAAGGCATTCCCCGTAGTACCGCCTGTTACACATTCCAGGCGCCAATCTGGGTGGCTAGATAACTGCATATCGTACATGATAGCGCCCGCCGCATAAGTGGTGGAAGCCTGCCGCAACCCTGCCGCTAATGCCATCATTTCTGCATTTACCAAACCTGCTGCATCAATGTTCGCCGTAATGCTGGTAGCATTTTCAATAGCGATTGACATTGCATAAGTAGCAGATACCGTAAGCGCGCTAGTAGAAGGTGGTACCCAATCCGGTACACTATCAAGGGAAATCATATACAGGATTTCGCCAACATCCGGATCCGTTGCAAAAAGTCCCCATTCTCTAGCATAATAACCCGTGCTTACGGTGCTTGTGAGAATCACGCCTGTTACAGTACAAAGATTATCTTCATGTGTAATGGAACTGATAGACAACACGCTTTTAACGCTGCGCAAATCAGTCATTGCTTCAATGTCGTCCCCTGTTTCAGTTCCATCACCTAACTTAATGCGGGTCAAACTCAAACTGCAAGTTCCAGCAATTACCTTTGCTTGCAGCGCCCTGCCCGCCGCGGTTAATAAACCGCCCGTCCAATTCGCCATTATTGAACCTCCTTAACTTTGAAATCCTTGAAAACATAAACACCACCGCCCGCATAGACAGGTGATGTAAGTTCAGCACCGGAAGTGTAAACCTCTTGAATAGCATATTTTTTATGCGTGCTTGTAATGCCAGCCGCAAACAAGCGACTCTCATTCGTAGTGTCGTGGATTGTTGCGGGTGCTATGCGATATTTCTTGTGAATCGTAGGAATAGCGCCGTTATAAATAACGCCTGTGGTTTTGTCCTTCTCATACCCAAAGTTGATTATTAGGTGTGCAGGTACCATTTCCATTAGCATATTTACAAGGTCGTCCCAATAGGTAACTAATGATGGAACGATAATATCAAACGTGCCTGGTGCAGTTTCTTCATTTATATATGCATCATGGTTACTAACAAACTGATTGATAAGCAATTCAAGGTTTGCTTTTGTCATTGTCCTATTGCCTAGCATCTTTGCCCGTAGCAAAGAACGCCGTAAGGCAATGCTGGCGCCCGTAGGTGGATTGGTTTGATAAACCTTTTCCCACGCGGTAAGCCCCCATGTAGCAGTATCAACAAAGAACTGACTTGCTATGTCTATGATTTCCTGCCGTTGTATGTTCATCCTCCGCCAGAAACTTGGGCAGGTATCGCATTACATCCGGCTTTTCCAATCGCAAAAATTGAAAATCCATATCAGCCATTGAAAACCACCGCCCCTATTGCTGGCAGTTCGTTTTCCGTAAAGGTTACGTTTGCAGTACCACCGTTTAGTGTAAGGGCGCTATAATCGTCCGCCCCCGCATCCAATATCAATGCGCCTATCTTAGCTATCGACACATAGCGGGAAGAATCAGAAGTAAGGCTTTTCTTTTCAAGCTGCGCAAAATATTCTTTTACGGAAGCTCGGAAGGCTTCTGTATCTATGCTTCCCGTTGTGTTAGCTGAAATATTGACGATTAAAGGCGTTGCAGATACAACCGTTAAAATAGCGTTAATAGGTCGTACACTCTCGATATAGTCATAAACGGTTTGTACTAATTCATCACTTGCCGCTTCATAGTTGCTATCCACTATGATAACTTTTACCGTGTCCGCCCCATTCCATGCTCTAATGCAACGTGCAGCACCTACACCGGGGATGGATGTCGCCCATTCGATATAATGCCGCGGGTTTCCGCTGGTGCCAGGGTAACGCACATGTGTCAAATACCTGTCGCGTAAAGTATCATCATCTTCTTCATCATAGCCGTTATAAGTCGCCGCTTCATTTGTTACGGCAGATATACCAGCTATTGACATAGGAATAACGGTAATAGTATCTTCCGCTACATTTCCGCCTTCTCCCGCTACCACCGCTTCAATCGGTACGGTACCGCTATTAGCTACGGTTACTTCCTGCGTTGTTTGAAACTGCGTTCCGTCAATCGTAGCAAAGATAGTGCCTGCCACTACCGTTCCTGTACCTGTTACAGTAACTTCACCAATGGCCTTTACTGCTTCCTTACGAATTACGCCTGCTTCCGCCGCCCGCATTGTAAGGTATTCGCCCCATGCGGTAGAACCAAACGCGGCTTTATATGCCTGTTCTAACTCTACTTCTACTTTTGCGAACTCAAGAGAATTTGAAGCAAACACATCATATTCAAAGGTGCCTTCAATCTTACTTGCCGCCGTTGTGCTGTTTTCTTGCAATTCGGCTAAAATATCTTCCTGTTCTCTTGCGTTATACACTTATTGTCACCTCCCCATAGATGGAAGTAAGTGCAATGATTAAATGCACCGTTTCGCCGTGCTTTTCATCCTCAAACTCTACGGAATCAATGCTAACAATGTACGGGTTAACCATTAAACACTCGATAATTACCCTCTTTAGTTCGCTATAACGTTCTTGAACGCTCATAACTTTGCCTATAAAGAGCTTTAACTCTATGCCATACTGCCAGCTATACGCCATGTAATCAAACCGCTCTGTTTTCAGCGCCTTGTAAATCCATACCTTTAGCGCTTCATTTTTCTCTACAATCACATGGTTACCATTGTTATCATAGATAAATTTGTCGGTTTCAAAATTCCATGCGTACTCTTTCAGTATTGGCAGTTCTTCCGTTTCTACTAACGTAGTAGAACCAACAAAAGGAAATTCTGTACTCATAGTTTCACCAACTTACTTTCTATAATGAATAATTGGCCGCCCGCCTGCGGATATACGCTTACCAGGTCACCGGGCTTTAATGTGTCCGTTAATGTTTCTGTATCAGTATAGGGATTGTTTATGTCATGCGTATGGCTTGCAAATTCAGCATAACCACCGCCGCCCGCCTTTGGCTGTGTTTCAGAAACAATATGCCCTTTGTGTGTTCTTGTGTGTCCGGGTAACCAATATTCATTCAAGTAAATATCCTTAGCTTCTATAACTATGTCGTTCCATTGAACCGTTAAGTTTGGCGGTGGGGTTAAGACTTTGCCAACGCTGGGCAGTAGCGGTTCATGTTCGCCTGCTATACCGTGGATTGTATGCACTAACTTAGCAGCGGAATTTTCCGCGCTAGGTATTTGCTCATTTGCCATGTTCCGCCCTCCTAACTCTTTTCTTTATCCGCTTTTTCCTCATTCATGGTGTTTTCAAATTCCAATTCCAATTTCATTTCATGCTTGCCATCAATGAATGTATGAGTATCAGCCTTTACCCAAAATTGCCCCTTAAACAAGCTATCCTTAACAATGATGGAATAAGACGACTTGACGCGATAATCTCCCAACACCGTTATATAACCGCCCCTATCCGGCTTGTTTTTCTCCATAAGGTCTTTTACCTCTGTTTGTGTGTCCTTCTTAGGGTCGGTTTTGTAAATGCTCTGAAACATGGAATACTTTTTAATGGAATCTTCATCCCTCTGGGTGGAAACGGTGTTTCCTTTATCGTCCACCACCAGCACTTGATTGATTAGCTTTTCAATGCTTTCACGGTAAACACTATCAGTCATATTCGTGGATGAATCCGCCGTGTAATTCTCTTTGGTTTCTTCATCCTTGATTAGTTCGCCTTTTTCGATAACATTCAGCTTTGCACCGTCCATAATGGGATGATATTTCTTTTTGGTGGTTTTGCTTGCTTCAAAATAGGCCGCCTGTATAATCTGATAACCCGTTTTGCCGTTGGCAATAAAAGAAACATTCGTACCCGTTTCAGCAATCTTTCCCGGTAATACGCCCATTTCTTGACATATTTGCTTTGTAATTGCTTCTGGGGGAATGTTGTTAAACTTTCGTGTAGTCTTTGATACGCCCAACACATGCAGGTGGTCTAATGCGGTTACAGATACGCGCCCTTCTTTGCGGTTCCGTTCCAGCCTGTAAATATTGCCTACAAAGACTATATTGCCTTTGTCGTCACAACCTTGTACCGTATACCCATTATCTATGTCGATAACAGGTATATTAGGGTCGCGGTCGTCTTGCACAAAGTCAAACTGCAACCTACGCGCAACCTGTAAACGCGATCCACTCCATACGCATTTTGTAAGCAGGTGGGAAATATCTATGGTTTTGTCTTTGACAATTTTAACCTTCATTATTTCCCGCCTTTCTTAATGATAAGGTTCCTTGTATTCCGCAAAGCTAGGTTAACAATACCGTTGGAATTGGCAACGCTGCGCCATTTACTAACAGTACCGTAAGCCTTTTTGGAAGCTTCAAGAATATCCTTTGTTCTGCCTATGGCGCTAGGTTTAGGGGGTACATTCTCCGTTGTACGGTTCTTTAGTCCCGTAGCGCTATTGATTTCCTTGTTGTTGTTAGCGGCAGGGGTATTAAGGTCTTTCCACTCAATAAACTTTATCGTGTAGTAAATATCCCTTGAACCATCCTGTTCCCGCCATGTAAATTCCTTTATGGCCATTGACAAGTTAAACGGGGAATCAGTTATAACAACCCGTACAGGCTTTTTTGACTCCTTCCATTTGGTAATCTTTTCAACGGCTTCCGTTGGTGATAAGGAATCACCTACAACAAAAGGATATTCATGTACTGTGGCAGGGAAGAAGCAGGAAAATGATAACCGCGTTAATTGCGGGTTACCAAACAACTGCGCTTCACCAAAAT